TTCCTTTCTCAATTTGTCCAGCTCGCGATAAAAAAATATCCCCCAAGTGTGCATCGTTGAGAGGCATGGGAGATCTGCTGTGATTGGATACCCGCACCCGACCTAGCTTTCGCGATAACATGGAGTTAACTTTCAATCGGGGCAGGAATCCCACCTACTACGCGCAATGCTGCGTTTCGCAAGTTCGCGAGAATAATACCAGAGAATCTGTCGAATTCAAGATCAAATATTGAGCGGGACCGGTATCACCAGACGTATGGCAGACGTATGGCAAACGTATGGTTTCCCGCGCTGCAACCCTTGTAGAATAAAGGAAAATCGACAAAGTGAAAATAATTGCAATTTGTGCTTTACAATTTACAAGGGAATCGACTATTCTTTGCGCGTCACCCGACACCAACTACCATGAGCATCACAATCACAATCAAACCAATCAAAGTTGACAAAAACACATACCGTATCGGTAAATGGCTTGTTGCTATCGAAAAACATTCCTCCCGCTCTTACGCTTGCGGCATGACAAAAACCACAACATGGAATACATGGCGTGCAATTAACACCGAAACATTTGCGGTGGCAGACAACAAGAGCGGCAATGGTGGTATCAAACAAGCAGCAATCAAGCTTTCGTAACATGAAAACGATCAATCAGCCAAAACAATCGCAACCCTTAATAAAGGTTGCAGAAATGCACGGTAAGACAATTGTCAAAACTGTAACAACTAGACACGTCACATATTACATCATGCATCCATCTGTTCGCGGTGGCGAATGTCCACTAGTCGGCATTTTGCAAATTACCGCAAAAAAAGCCACAGCGGATCACGACAAACAAGCAATGGTAGTTGCTACCGTTGCACTAGCAGGTAGACCGTAATATTTACACCAACAGGGGCGCGGCTGTAACGCGCACAACCAATTTCTCAACATGATACCAACAAACAAACGAGGCGCGGTCACTATCGCGCTGGGCAAAGATGGGCTTGCACAGCTACGCGCTGCTGCCAAGCGTGCAAACACAAAACCGGCAAGCGTTGCCAAGGCTCTGATCTTCTCAGGCATTGACCGCGTTCTGACCGGCGAACTCAAAATAGAAACAAAACCAAGACTAACAAAATGAGCATAATACACCCACTAAAAATTGATCTGCTAAAGATACCAGGCGCACGCAAATTCACAGCGAAGGACGGAAGCTTGCATGTTGCCATCCCTCACCCTGCGGTCTTTATCGGAGAAAAGGGAGCATACCTGAACTGCGACCTCACCGAGCGCAGAGAGATCGACGATTACAAAAACACTCACAACATCGCGCTGCAACAAACGAAGGAAGAACGACAGGCTAAGGTTCAGAAAATCTACATCGGCAATGGTAAGACTCTGGAGTTCGGCAGCACCTCGGCACCAAGCAGCACTGGGCGAGGACCGCAGGCTCCAATGAACGACGATGACGATTCGGACATCCCCTTTTGATCTATGAACGACAACCCACCAATTCTAGGCGTCATCGCCCTCTACGCATTCGGAGTCGCAACCGGATTCGGCATCGCAGCAGTATTCTACGCATTCGCATTCTAACCAAACTACCAAACAACCATGACAACAGAAAACACACAAATCGCCAATAAGCCACGGACTCTCAAGGGTCTGCTCTCCGAGGAGAACGTCAAGAACCAGTTCGCTCTGGCTCTACCAAAGCACCTGAGCGTCGATCGCTTCGCACGGGTCGCCATCACAGCACTGACACGCACACCGAAGCTACAGGACTGCACACCGGAAAGCTTCATGCGTTGCTTGCTCGACCTCAGTGCGCTCGGCATCGAGCCAGACGGTCGCCGCGCTCACTTGATCCCCTACGGAAAAGAATGCACGCTCATTCTCGACTACAAGGGCATCGCTGAGCTGGTAATGCGCAGCGGCACCGTGACGAGCATCCATGCCGACAAGGTCTGCGAACAAGATCAGTTCGTGGTCAACCGCGGCAAGATCGAGCAGCATGTTGTTGACTACAAAGGAGCGCGAGGCAATGCCTACGCTTTCTATGTCATCGTGACATTCAAGGACGGCAGTGAGAAGTGTGAGGTCATGACGCGCGATGAAGTCGAAGGCATCCGCAAGCGTTCCCGCGCTGGGAACTCTGGACCGTGGGTCAGCGACTTCGATGAGATGGCAAAAAAGACAGTATTTCGCCGCGCATCAAAATGGCTACCGCTCTCACCTGAGATCCAAGACGCGATCCGCATTGATGAAGATCGTGAGTTTGCACAAGCTCGCAACGTCACGCCGACCGTGCGCACGGAAGCAATCAACCCGTTCGCGCCGATGCTGCCAGCGATCGAAGCCACGACCGAGCAGGAGGTAACAGAATGAACTACCACATCATCAACATCGACCAAGGCACCGACGAATGGCTCAACGCCCGCAAGGGCAAATTGACGGCATCGCAGGCGGCAGGTATCATCACGCCAACTGGCAAGCTCGCAGCGGCATCGAAAGGACTGATGCGCAAACTAGCGCGGGAATGCCTTCTGGACGATCCTCATGCCTTCGCCGGCAATGCAGCGACACAGTGGGGGCATGACCATGAGCCTATCGCTCGCGATGAGTTCACCGAGATCACAGGTCACGCAGTCGATACCGTGGGCATGTTGCAATCGACGCTTCACCCATGCCTTGCTTGCTCGCCTGACGGGCTGTTCATGATCGACGAAGTTGTTCACGGGCTGGAGATCAAGTGTCCGAGCGTGGACACTCATGTCGATTACTTGCTCGACGGTGAGTTGCCCGCCAAGTATCGACCGCAGGTTCATTTCTCGATGGCGATCACTGGCATTCAAACGTGGTTTTTCATGTCCTACTTCCCCGGGCTTCGACCGCTCATAGTGCCAGTGCATTGGGACGAATACACCGACAAAATCAAGCTCGCCGCGCTGGCATTCGCGGCAGACTACGAGCAAGAAATGCCGAGAATCCTTAACGCGATCAGATTGTAATGGGTGAAACGGAGACACTTGAGAAACTCCGCCAATGGTGGCAAGCTGCTCCGAAAGACGAGCGGTTTGCCATCAAAATCACCGCAGCGGCGCTGAAGGTCAACGACGAACGGGACAGGGACGTAGTGCAGCGGAGAATCGACGCGCACTGGAGGAGGTTTATCAAAAAAGACTACTCAAAATGAAGCGACACAAAATGAAGCGACAATACGACATGCAGAGCATTCCGATCATCAAAGATGCGCACTCACCAGACGGGCAAGCATTTTATGCACCGCCGAGCTTTGCTGATCTTCCAGACTGCCCCGTTTGCAAATACGGAACACCACTAGAACGAAACGGCAGGCTCATCTGCATCGACTGCGGTGCCACAGTTGGAACCACTGACAAACAAACAAAATGAAACGACTTGTTTTGCATCTTTGGACGTATCCTCTGCACTGCAAGAAAATCTTGTGGAGACGCCAAATCAGGATATTCTGTGACGGCGGATGCCCTAAATTCGGGTGGATTCCCCGCTTCCGCCGCCAGCATTACGCAACACACTGGGGGATGTCTGGATTTGCGATATATCTTTGGGGGAGAGAGGTAAACTTCTCTTTTGGAGAAGATCGCAAGGGTCTTTATTCTCCACATAACATACGAACAAAATGAACCAAAGACTTACATACGAAGAAAAAAGAATTCTGCGCGATCTGAGCGCGGGGCAGTCCACAGTGGACGCGATAGCATTGCGATTCGGGCAGACGGCAAGCACGATCCAAAAAATCATGGATCGGCTGGAGAAGTATCGCATGGTGGCATCAAAAACAATCAGGAACGGAAAATTTACTGTGTATGAACTACGATAAACCAGATGTCATCATAGGGATTGATAATGGAATTAGCGGTAGTTTGGTGGCTATCACAGCGCACCACGGGTTAATCATCGACAAGATCCTCATGCCGACACGACCGAGCGACAGGAGCCGAGAGTGTGACGCTGTGGCAATCTGCGAGTGGATCGAGAATTTTACTCACACCGACGACATCGCCGTTGCGCTCGAAACTCCCAGCAAGCACTCGCCTGGCACACTCGCGCTTTGCTCGATGTGGGACTGCTACGGAGCCATCCGCGGCATACTCGAATCATGCGGCATAAAACACATCAGAATTGCCCCTAGGACATGGCAGGCAGAAATGCTGGGTGTCGTGCCGAAAGGCGAGACAAAAGCGTATGCAAGGGCAAAAGCGCGCGAAATATGGGCAGATGAGGATTGGCTCGCTACACCGCGCAGCAAGAAGGCTCACGAAGGATTTATCGACGCGGCATTGATCGCGGAATTTTACAGAAGAAAACTACTATGATAGAATACAAAACAGACACGCTCGACCTGCGGCTTATGGACTGCATGGAACTAATGAAAGAATACCCTGACCAGCATTTCGACTTGGCTATCGTTGATCCGCCGTATGGGCTGGGGAACAGACTGAGTGATGGAGGCGGGGTGCTAGAGAAGCGCGCATATGTGCAAATGTATCGTGAGAAGCGATGGGACACCGCGCCTACCGATGAATACTTTGAGGAGCTGCGCCGCGTGTCGAAGCATCAAATCGTGTGGGGAGGAAACTACTTCAAAATGCCACCAACTCGCGGTATCATTTCATGGGACAAGGTGCAAGACATGCCCACGCTTAGTGCATGGGAAATGGCGTGGACATCTTTTGACTGTGTGGCGCGTATTTATCGAGAGAGAAGCCAAAATCCAAGCAGGATTCACCCAACCCAAAAACCCGTTGCCCTTTACCGCTGGCTCATCGCCAACTATGCAGAGAAAGGCATGCGAATACTCGACACGCACCTCGGCAGCATGAGCCACGCAATCGCAGCGCATTACAGCGGCGTGCATCTCACGGGCTGTGAGCTGGATCCTGACTATTTCGCAGCTGGCATTGCTCGCGTAAAAGCAGAAACGGCGCAAATGGACATGTTTGCAGACTCACCGAAATCAGAACAAAATGAAACAATGAAACTACTATGAAACCACTGAAACTACTACACATTCTCCGCAAGATGAATTGCGAGGACCAAGCGCGGAAGGAACTACCACCCTTCATTCTCAACCACAAAATCTCCCGCGCGATTCTGCTGCTGGAGCTGCTAAAGTTCGACCGACCGGTGAAAACCTCGGAGATCGATCCGGAGTCGCAGATGATCGTCAACTACCGGTTCACGAAGCGCTGGGAGGACGCCGCGGAATTCATCATACAAGACTGCCAGCAACGCGCAGGCAATTCCCCGCAGACGGTCTACAACTACATTCTCACCGATCGAGGACGCGCTGAGGCGCTGGAGATCGAGGGCAATCTGCAACGGCTGATCGACAAACAAAGAAAAAATGCTTTACAACCGGCAGACATAGGTTAAATTTCCGCGTCACGAAAGTGGCAACGCTTTAGAACAGCGTCACAACCTGAGTAAGCAAGATTTCGCCCTTGCCATTGTCCATGCCGTCTCAGCGGGTTCTACTTGGATTTTGGCGAGGGCTTTTTTATTTATACAATGAGGATTAGAACAATCAAACCAGAGTTTTACACTCACGAAATGCTTTTTGAGGCAGAGCGTGAATACACCCTGCCATTGCGTCTCGCATACACGGGATTATGGTGCGCAGCAGATCGAGAGGGTCGATTCAAATGGGAGCCTAGAAGGCTAGGCGTGCAGATTTTACCATATGACGGCATCGACTTTTCACGCGTGCTTGACGCGTTGCACACGCGTGGATTCATCGGAAAATACGAGTGCGAAGGAAGCTTTTTCGGATTCATACCATCGTTTGAAAGGCATCAGGTTATAAACAACCGAGAAAGAGATTCAGAACTGCCAAACCCTTATGATTGCAATGAAATCGACGCGTGCCTGACGCGTGACTCACGCGAGCCTCACGCCACTTTGACTTGCACTAGAGGAAAGGAAGGGAATATGGAAAGGAAAGGAACAAGGAACAAGGAACAAGGAAGGGAATCACTCGATGACTCGTTGCCTTTTTCGTCTCCCCATTTTCTGATTTTCTGGAGCAACTGGGAGCAGCATCGAATCGAGATCAAAAAGAAACTGACGCCGACTACCAAGAGGCAACAGCTTGCCAAGCTCGCAGAGATGGGAGAGGCGCGAGCAATCGCAGCATTGAAACACTCGCTTGCTGGAGGCTGGCAGGGAATTTTTGAGCCTGACAACAAATCAGCGAAGCCGCAATCAACATACGCAGACCGTCACCCGACCGACCCCGAAGCAGGGCAAAACCTAGACAATTTCCTACTACCATGAGTGACCTAAAAAAAGAACTAGACGAAATCCTCGCCAATGTCGAAGCAATGGCAGAGCAGACCGAGCAAAAAACCGTAAGATTGCCAGCTGGTTACGTGCCACCGCGCGTTTCAGAGCCGCAGAGGGTGCATATACCCATCATAGGGCAAACTGCCCGCCACGGCGATTCTGTGAACATTTACGGGGATGAGTGGCAGGCAGCATACGAAAGAGCAAAAGAATGCGCAGAAGCTGGAGGATTAATCATCGCCTACGGTGGGCGCGGAACGGGAAAAACGCAGATGGCTTTCCACCTCGCCAGAAATGCCAACTTTCCAAACGCCTCATTTCCGCCGATTTACAAAAACGGATTTACACCAGAGCATCGAAACCGACCAGCTATCTACCTCAAAGCCATGGAAATCTTTGTGGATTCTAAACACTCGTTTAATCGGAAGGAAGCTCCGACAATCAAAGAGATTTTGCAAAAGCTGGAAGATGCGGCATTCTTGATCATCGATGAGGCGCAAGTCAGAGGTGAAACGAAATTTGAGGATGACTTGCTCACCACGCTGATCGACAAACGCTATGACGGCGTTCGAGCAACGATGCTTATCACTAACCTAGGACGGAAAGAGTTTGCTGCCACGCTCTCACCGTCGATCATTTCCCGTATCGAGCAAATCGGATGCGGGATAGAATGCAACTGGCAGAGCTACCGAACCAAGAAACCAACGAACTACTAAAACATTGACAATTAGCATTTAACCAACTGAACAATGAACACAGAATCAGACACGCCGAGGACGGATGCGCAGTCTTTTAGATATTACAATGACGCTACTGGCAACAGGGACGAATACGTCAAAGCGAGGTTTGCCAGACAACTAGAGCGCGAGCTAAACGCTCTGACATCAGAGCGCAATAATCTAAATGCGAGTTTAACGGCGGCGATAAGTTCATCCAATGCACGACATTTTGAGTCGATGGAACATGAAGCTAAAAGCAAGCAACTAGAGCGAGAGCTTGCCGATGCAATGGCAGCACTGCGGAACTTGACGGATGAGATCGGCAAACACGAAGGCGCAAGCATGATGCATCCACGGCTCACTAGAGCGATTGCGGCAGCTGAAAAACTACTTGAAACAAAATGAACACACTACCAAATGACGTTGCCCGCTGCGATGGCGTGGGCGATTGGGACTGGAAAGAAGGATGGGGCTGGCGCGAAGGATGCGAGACATGCTTGCGCAGGACAGCACCGAGAAATGGCGTGCATTCCTACATCGAACCGCCAAAAATCATCGCTTTCGAGTGCGAATTTCTCATCGAACCAGAAAAAAAATCCATTGATAAATAAAGGATTCAGAACTATTTTCAATTTTATTGCGAAATACGCTTTACAATTTGCAAGGAATCAGAGTATAGTGAGCGCGCCGCAGGGCAACAACCGAACACACAATATGACACTAGAAAAAATTACTGAACTTCGCGAAGTAGCTGAAAACCTACAAGACACTCTCAACTTCGATTCTATCTGTGAAATCGTAGCAG